CTACCAAAAGCATCGATAGCAGTTGTATCTGGATTAATAGTTACATAAGTTCCAGTTGATATTGCAACATTTCCTGTTACTGGAAATGGATTATCTGTAGAAACTACCTCGCCATTTTTATTGGCGACCATATTTACTTCAAAAAGAGTCCTCTCTTGATTTAAAAAATCTTGAGTATTTTTATTAAATTGTGCCATTCATCAATCACTCCACGATAATCTTTCTGGCTGATATCTTTGTGTGTTTTTAATCTTTAAAGAAGAACTTGTTACTGGGTAAATGTTATGAACTATTGCCCCCGGATATTCGTCCTGAAGTTGCTCTGCTAGTTCATTTTTGCTCATCATTTTTCCCTCAACTTCCATACGATAAATTCTTCCTTCCCAGACAACATCTGCAAAAAAAGATTCGCCAACAGAGTTTGATTCTGGTTCTGAACTATTGATATAAAGATTTCCGTTGAAATCTCCTGCTATATTTACACTTTCAGAAATAAACTGTTTAAATGATTTCATCTTAGTTACAGTTCCAACGGCGGAGGGCTTTGTTAATTCTTGAATCCGGATCTCTTGCAGTTTTTGCTGATGTGAGTTTATCTTTCATTCCGGACATACGACTACAAAAAGCATCTTGTCTATCTGCTCTTTTTCCGGTTGGATTTTTTTCAGTTACTGCAGTTTGAAGTTTTGATCCGGGATTTTCCCGACGATATGCTTTAACGGCAGCAGGACTTAATCCATCAGTTTTATCTTTTCGATTAACTTTCTGCCAATCTTCCATAAAGTGGGTGAAAGTTTTAAGATTTCTTGATTCTGATAAACCTTTCATTTTCTCTGGTTTAATCAGATCAATAAATTCAATATATGGATTTCCATCTGCATCTTCAATAGATACGTTTTCTTTTTTAACGCAACGATTGTAAGTTTTTCCGAATAATTTTTGGGTTCCTACTTTTTTATGTCCCTTCCAGCACTTCATTTCCTTCATTTCTCCACTATCAACATAATCTGCTGCAGAATCTAGGTAATCTGCTGCTTTAGTAATTTTAGATTGAACCCAAGCTTCAACATTACCTTCACCCTTTCCCATTTTTTTTCTCAATCTCTTGGCGGCAGAAATAATCGTTGAGATTTCAGATCTAGCCATCGAATACTCATGATCCATAGATTCTGGCATATTTCCTGGATGTGGAGTATTTGGGGTGTAACCATCAATGTTTCCTAATTTAGTTGGAACGGAAAATAGATCCCAGTATTTTGGTCCATACTTACACTCACTCCTAGATTCATTTTTTTTACATTTAGGACAGTATCTGTGTAGTTCATCATGTATTGGTGAATCCCAATCGTAACCAAGTGATCCACTATGAGTACTTTCTGACTTTGTTCCCCAATTTGCAGCACCCTTTTGACGACATTTGACCAATGCTCCGGAGGCATAAGCACTAGGCCAAACATCATATCTTGCCTTTACTTTATGGTAACAAGCATCTTTTTTCCCACTACCTTTTCCTTTTTTATCAGATTCTTCGTTCATTTTTTTCTTTTTTCCTTGACAGTGAGCTCTCTGAGAAAATCCTTTCGGATTATCACAATCTATGGATTTTTTATATTTATTTGACCATTCTTCTTTAAAAGTTTTTTTTGGTTTATCTGTAGAAACATAAGTTGGTTTTGCTGCTCCAGTTTTTTGTTGTTGTCCAGGGTCTGCCGCTTTTTTTCTTCTTGCCGCTGATAACCTTTCGGACTTTGACATACTTGCTCTTTTTGATGAAGAAACGCATTTAGGAACTCCTTCACCGGGTTCATCACTAGCGCAAGTTCCGCCAGTTACAACATTTACCCAACCTGGTTTCCCATCTTTTGATTTACTGTTAAACCATTTATGTAAATTACCTTCGGACACATCTTTAAATTTTTTATGATGTTTTTTGGCGTCCGATTCCATTTTTTTCAGGCGAGTATAATAATCTGGAATTTCATCCAAATGTTGGAGGGCAATGTCAGTCGCCAAATCTTTATCCCTAGTGTGTTCATGCTCAATAGGAATTCCCATTTCGAGTTGATTCTTCACAAAAGAAACCTCAAGACGGTGTTTCTTTGCAATTTGCTCAACAGTTTTATGGGATTTTATCTTTTGCACTACTATTAGATATTACTCTTTATTATTTAGAAAACCTTGCTTTAGAAGTTTTGAAAGATCTGAGGTTGATCCAACAAATACTGCGTTATTTGTAACATTATTTGTTGTCTTTACAGATTCTTCCTCAACATCTTTAAGTTTCTTTTGTAAATCAATTAACTTATCAGTCACGTCTCCAACACTTTTGATTAACTGTCCAGCAACTTCATATGCTCTAGGACTGGAACTTTCATCTGCCAGTTCCATTATTCCATTAATTGCTTCTTGTCCCTTTTCAATCAAAGAATATAAATTCGCACGGGTATATTCATAGTCTTTTTTTAGATCATTCTTTTCATCTCTAACTATATCTAAAGATTTATCGGGAATTGATTGAATGATGCTACTATCCACATCAATAGTTTCGTCTACATTTTCACTCATAATTTACTCTATTTTTTTATTAAATATCTGTTTGTTGAGTTGGACTGTAAGACTTGGAATCTTCAAAGAAGTCCCAATTCTCACTAAATCCAAAATCATCTCCAGGTTCGGCAGTAATAGGATCAGGAACAACAGTATATCTAACTTCTCTCTTGGCAGTTGTAACGTCCGTATTGGAATACATATCGACTTGAACCTTACGGATCAGACCATCTGTAGATTCTGCAATTGGGCCAAATAGATATGTTTTTGCTGTAAATTGAAGAGTGTAAATTAACGCTCTTCTTGTAGAGAAGTCTCCCTCATAATCATCCTGGAAAGAAATATTATTTAGAGTTATTGGGATATCTCTTTTTTCTCCAATAGAATCTATTAAATCAACAGTTAAATTAAATGATGGTTGGAAAAATGGTAATATCTGCTCTACAACTTGTAATGCATCATCATTCAACTTTGTTAAAATGTTAAGTTCAAATCCAATATTGTAAGGAACTGGTAAATATACTCTTTTAAAATTTTGTCCGTCAGAAGCTTTAAATGATTGAGTAACGTTTGATTTTCTAGTCGGATCATATTGAATTGAATTCATCTCAAATGACATTCTGGGTAATGTTATTTGAACAGGTTTATTTAAATCTGGTTGTTGCTGAATTCTTGCTAAAAACTTTTGAGTTGGTCCATATGCTAATGGAACTTTTATTTGACTAATATTGTCTCCGTCCGCACTCTTATGAAAGATATAAATTTCATTGAATATAGTTCCAAAAGCAATTATAGTCTTTCTAATTATTTGGTGGTAGAAATAAGTTCCTAGCATTAGTAGATACCAAATGGATTTGATTCTGAGAAATCTAAGATGAGATCGGCTTCTCTTTCAATCTCAGCATTTTCACTATATTTATCATACAAGTCCATAGTTTCATATGAACTAACGGAGTACATTGCTCCCGAAGTCTGTCCAATAATAGATTCTCCTGGATAAAATCTTATATTTGGTTTATTTGATGCAACAAAAGAAACTTTAAGAGTCTTAGTGTCCAAATCCCAATTTTTAACTCTAGCTTCTACATTAGATTGAGATCCAACAACTATTTCATTGAATAGATATGTTCCAATACCAGTAATTACTGGTGGTGATGCTATAGTAATTTGTGGAGTAGAGGTATATCCAATACCACAATCTTCAAGTAATATAGATCCAATATTTTTATTGTTTCCCAAGACAGCGACTGCTTTTGCTGAAGTTGTTGCCGCACCAGTAATTGTCACAGTTGGAACTGTGCTATATCCAACTCCACCATTATTGACATTTATGCTTACAACACCATAAGCAGTTTTTTCGATCGAACAAGTCGCCGCTGCTCCAGTTCCTCCTCCACCACTAATCGTTATTATTGGTGTTTGAGTATATCCAATTCCGGCATTCTTTAATAAAATTTTGTCAACGGAATATGAACTTCCAACTTTACGAATTGATGCAACTGCTGTTGCTATTGTCCCTCCAGCAGATGGTGGAGTTATTGTAATGGTTGGAGCGGTTTTATATCCATATCCATCATTGTTTAAATATATCTTTTTAATATATCCAGTTGCTATTGTAGCAGTTGCAGATGCTGTTGACCCATATCCAATTAGTTCTAACGTAGTAATATATCCTTGATTTTCTATCTTTTCATCAATTTCTTGAATTGAAGTGTCAATAATCTCATCCTCATACTCGAAGAGTTCACACTTCAGCTCATAAACATATGTTTTTCCTAATTGATAGAAAGGTTGTTCGTGTTCTACAAATTTAACCTCAAACAATCTTCCTCCTAGAGGAAAATACACTAAATCTCCTTCTCTAGGGCGATTTGAAATTTCAATATCATCCATATCATTTAAAAATGGAGATATAAAATCTTCAAATCTTTCTTTTGAAATTATAAGAGTTAATTCGTCTCTTAAACTCATTCCAAATTTTGTTAATATGTCACCGGAACCACCATACCCCTCATAAGTGTTAATGTATGCTTCGAGTAAAAACGAATCATCAAATTTTGAAGAGGTAACCTCCTCTATAATAGTTTCTTCTCTAACAAACTTTCTTGGTATATAAGTTACATCTATACCATATATTTTAAGTTGTTCATTAATTAAATCTTGTATTAGTCTTTGTTCTGCTGGAGAACCGTTTAGGAAAAAAGGATTAAGTGCCATTATCCAATAAAGTCATATGGTGGAAGTTCGTGCTCTAGTGTCATCACTTCTTTTAACTTATCTAATTCTCGTTCAGCATCATCATACATTTCTCTACCATTCAGTTCAATTCCACCTGGAAGTTTGACACCTCTGAATTTAATTAAATTTTGACCCCACTGCTTTTTGATCAAAGCGGTTAGATATTTCTTTAAAAAACTATCGTTATAAACTCTTGTAAAATCATTAGGATCTAATATTCTATAACAATCTAGGATTACAAAGTTTCCTGCTTTTTGCGATCCCCAATCAATATCGAGATATAATCTATCTTGTCTTTTATTAAATCTAATTTGCTTATCTGTGGTTAATAAGAAGTCAATATCTTCCAGATAAGATTTAACCATCGAATATTGTAATAATTCAACTGAATTGAAATAGTAAAGATCATTCAGGAATAATTGATATTTGATACTAAACATTCCTCCTGAAATAGAACTAGTATCAAATTTAAATACCTTTTCAATACCAATTACAGAATCTGGTACTTGAATATAATTTGAACTTTCATACCAGTTAAAACTGAGACCAGTTGTGGAAACTGCTGTAGTTGTTACTATACCTGGACCATTAGGAAGTTTAGCTTTTCCTCTGTCAATATCTTCTTGAGTGAGCTGGTACTTTAAGTACATTCTCTCAACGCCATCAAAGTGGCGTTCCTGGAAGTACTGAAGGGCATCGTCGACTAAATCATCTATTTGATCATCATCGACGTTAATCTCCAGTACAGGGGCACCCAGGCGCCTTAGACAGTAATCTATAAGTTGTTGCCTGGATGCTGGTTTTGCCATTATTTTACTCCTAAATTACCGTGCCTTATATACTGCAATTTATCGTGTAGATCCTTCTCTGACCAAAACCATACCTTCAACAACTCTTTTAGTAACTCCGGTATTATCAACTACAACAACATCATAAACATATCTTCCCGGTTTTAATGATGATGTTTGTGTAGTTGTCAATCCAACTTTAATCTGTCCATTAAGTTCGTTAAAAATTTCAGCATTAAATGAAACATACTGTGAACTAGCAGCATGTTTTCTTAACTGGGAAGAAACAGTATACCCAGTTAAATTTAATGCAGAATCAGTATTGACATCTTCAAGATTAAAAATTTCAGAAAAATCTGCGTTTTGATTAATTACAAGGTTGGCTACATATGTTGCTGCCATTTACGAAACCATAGACTAACCAAAAAATATTTATATTCAAATAACTCCAAGATTTTTTATAGTCTCTTGCTGTTTCAGGTATAAACGATAGTATAATTTAGCAAAGAGTTTCAATTCATCTGGGTCTAATTTATCAATTACCCTAACGTGCTTTTCATATTCAAATAAAGTATCTATAGAATGTAGTTCAATATCACTTGGATCCATTTATAATCTCCTTTAATAGTTGTTTTATTTCATTAATATCATCTTTTAGTTGATCAATCTCTTCTCTTTGCCTCCTCTTATCCTCACGCATTCTAATATATTGGGAATGACCTATGGTATCGGTGTTTACAATAGCACCACTACTTTCATCTCTGAATAAATGTTTGTTTCCTTCTACTGGTATCATATTATGCCAATGCGATTACTCTAAGGTCTTTATATCTAATTTTAGAAGATTCATTTGTTGAAGACATTACTATTTTAATTGCAAATCCAGTAAATGGATCTAAATTATCTGCAGTGAATTGATATTCTAAAAATTCTCCATTGGCACTTTCACCGACCTTAGCATCTGGACGTCCATCATTTAAATACTGATCTATAACAACATCTCCAAAACCATCACCATCAGTATCTCTTAGATTGGTATATCCTGGGAAAAGAACATAAGATGGATCAACGCCAATTAAATCTGGTTTGAACAGTTTATATAGAACTCTAAAATCAGAACCATATGGTCTACAAGCAGAAACTAGAACTTTTAAACTAGTTGCAGTCTGTTTTAAATCAATTCTGTTAGAAATATAAATTGAACTATGAGGGTCGCCATAATTCAGATTAACTCTACTATCAGTTACATAATCAGAAACTGGATTATTCAATCTGTTTCTACCAAAAGTCATATATGCAGTCTGTAAATCAATTACCGGAGATAGATAAAAATCATTCTCAGATCTTTCCATAAAAATACTAATCGAAACTGATTTATTCTTAGGTAAATTGCTTAAATTAGTTGATTCGTTTATTTCCGAACAAACTAATCTTGGAGTATTCAAATAATTTATTGCATTTAATTGAATATCTTCAAATCCTTGATCTATAAATGAAACTTCGTTTCCACCAGCACTAGTTCCACTTACAGATCTTAAAGATCCGTAGACTGCAGTTCCAGTTCCTGGAGTAATAATATTAAATTGTGGAGTTATAGAACTATATTGGTGGTTTTGAGATATTCTTGCAATAGATCCACCTACATTTTTTTCAGCACTAAAACTAATTTGGGTATCTCCAGAAACTCTATCTCCTCTATCAAATTCTACATAATAGAAGTCCAAATCTGTGGCATTTTTCAGTGTTGGATTTGTGGAGGATAAAGGTAGATCTAGAGTTTTGTTAATCTTTCTTAAAGAAACATTGGCAATTTCATATTTTCTAGCAAAATTTCCAGAAAAATGAGGTCTAATTAAAGTTCCATCAACTCCCCTAACACCTATTGATAGTGTGTTAGTTCCGGTATCAACGTTATTATAATACATAACCTCATTATTGAGTTTAATATATCCAGTAGATCCAGATACACCTTCAAATGTTGTAAATGATGTTGCATCAGAGACAAACAGTGTTGTATCATTTACACCAAAATCTGCAGTTAAATAAACAATTGGAGCATCTGAGTCTATATCTTTGATTGAAACTTTGTTACCATTTCCGTGCATTCCATGATTTCTTTGGAAAATTCTAAATACATTTCCCTCATATAATGGACTTATAACTGATGATCCTCCTACAATAGTTGCAGTCCCCGCTAAAACGTATGCAGTATCGCCAGTATTTCTATAGAGGAGTTTGGAACTACTGGTAAATTCTTCACCCTGAACATTAGTTAAGTATAAAGTATCGATATTATTACTTATTGAAGAAACTGATATTAAAGCATTTCTTCCTTTACCTATTGCAGATGTAGTTATACCTAATACATCACCAATTGCATAACCATTTCCTAATCCAGTTGAAACTATAGAAACAGAAGAAAGTTTTCCGCTGCCATCAAAAGTTAAATCTGCCAATGCCCCAGTTCCTAGACCAAAAACAGAGTATAAGGGAACATTTGTATATGTCCCAGTAGAGTATCCTGCACCAACGTTTGCAATACTTACTCCAGAACTTCCAGAATCTAAAGGTCCTCCTATCTTTTCAATGTATCCATAAGGTCCAGGATTTCCAATATTTGGACCTTCACTAACTTTTCTACCAACTGTTAAAATTGATCCAAGAGTATTTGTAGTACTAATTCCTACTTTTAATTTTCTAGGTAAAACAGTAACAGGGTTGTTTTCTAAAGGTTGATCACTGAAAGGTAGTGTTGGATTATAGAAAACAACTTGTCCTCTCTGAGATGTAAATTTAGCTCTATAAAGCTTAAATTTCATATCTTGATACTGATTTGGACTCCATATTGTTCCGTTTTGAGATTTGAACAAACTTCCACCCAAATATTGTCTTCCAATAACAACACTCTCAACATCAGGTAAATTCTTAGATTCTATGGTCTTTTTACCCATAGTACCAGTCCAAACTTGATACTTATCTGTTGTTGGGGATAATAAAACTATTGCATATTCAGTATCTCCTTGAAGATAAATTGGAGATGGGAATGTAATCTTAGTAGGTAGGGAAGCATCTTCGGAAACAATAACGTCTTCAGAATCTAATATGACTCTAGAATAATCCTGCACAAGTTGATCTGTTGGAGTTCCTAACTCTACAGTTCTTAGTTGTACCTCTACTTTTTCTGTGGGATCTTTTGTGGCAAAGAATATATCTACTGATGTCAAGAAAAATCCATTTCCTGGTTCAGTAGCAAATGTTTGTGCTAAAGGATCATCTTTCTTACATTTTTTATTATTCTTAGTGCCATTATCTTTACTTCCACTCTTTTTACTCTCTTCGTTTTTATTGTAATTATTATTGTTGCTATTTTTATTATTGTTATTATTGTTATTGTTATTTCCAGCAGTTGATCCAGAAGATCCTGATATTTGTGCCTGAGCTTGTTTCAGAGGAATTTTATCATTTATGCTAACACCTTGCCCACCTAGTGATTTTGGACTACGTATTGTTACTACACTGGCAAGATTAAGATCTTTTTTATTTGCAACAAAATCTCTGATTTTATTACCCTGTTTTGGACTAATGTTTCCATTTGATCCTATATCTAAATCTTTTATGCCAGCAGCTTTGGCAAGATCCTTAATATCTTTATTTTTTGGATTATCTCCATAATAAAGATCTAAAAGTAGTTTTTGGTTATAATTTCCATATACTGTTCCTTTACTGTTGACGTAAATTACATCATTTTTTGCAGTTGTTGGTGTAACAGAAGGAGCAGATGTTGGAGTAACCGAAGGTGAAGGTGTACTTTCAGTTGGAACATAAACATATTCAATATTCACCTCTTTTTCAGGAGGAGCTGGAAGTTCGGGTGGTTCGTATCTAACTTGAACAACACTTGTTGTTTGAGTCTGAATGATTCCAGTACTATTAAATGCACCGAATGCTGTGCTGGAGAGTGTAATATCTCCTGGTAAAGCTGTTACTCCTGGAGCAATAGAAGATAATTTGAATAATTTTTGTCCGGATTTATATTTAAAAGGTGGATTAGAATTTGGATCTCTGATAAAGAATGAACCTACAGCATATCCAACTTCATCGGAAATTAATCTGATATTTGAAACTCTTGCGCTTGCTTTGCTGGTTTTTCCAACCAAGATAACTTCAGTTGTAACATATCCACCATATCTTGTTAATGACTCTTCAGTCAGAGATTCAATATCAACATTTAATAATGTTGATGATGCAGAATATGATGTTGGTACTGAAGTGTTTCTATCATAGGGACTTTTATTGTAGATTTTTGATGGTTGATCGTATGGTCCAAACTTATGATTTGAAACTGCTGTTCTAAAGGAAATTACTCTTTTATCCCCAATAAATCCCTCAACATCTTCACCACTAACAAATGATCCAGAAATCATTGTTACTTCTAAAAGTTTTGGAATTATGTCTATAGAACTAACATCATCTAAAGATGCATAGTGTTGAGTAAAGGACTTTAATGAATCTGCAACAAAAGAATAGTTTCTGGATCTTAAATATGGATCAACATCACTATTAATTTGAATACTTTCAACATAATCAGATATATTTTCAGCTCCAGTTGATACTACTCTACCTTCACTTGTATAGAGGTTTCTAACCCAGTTATCCGATGCTGGGCTTAATTTAATATTGCCAATATATTCTACTACACTAAATGGATTAATATTTTCTACATTTGATGCTAATGGTTGTTCTATCCAATTTTCTTCTATGTAATTTAATGTAATTAAATCACCAGTTTTTTTAGTGTTGGAATCTATTAATGGTATATCTTGAGAAAAATCTAATACTGATATATCAAAACTAGTCTGAGATGCAATTTCTGCCTTCATTGACCAATTATCGGTACAAGAAGACATTTCTTTATTATTAGTATCAATGTCAACTTTAGTATCTGGATTTTTAAAATCTACCAAAGATCTAGTTTTAAAATCATCAACAAAAAATCCAGATTTAAATCTAGTTAATCCATCAGAATCTTGAATTTGTAGTGTTTTTGTGTCTAATTCCAGTAAAGAAAGAGATGTTACTGTTTCTAAATTTTTAATTCTATCTTCTAGTTTACCAACATCTCTCATAGTATAGCGTTTGTTGTCAATTAATTTAACCTTAGCATCTTTAACATTGTATAAGTATGCTGGAAGTTCGACGCTACCTAAATCCATAGCATCTTCAATATTAACTGGAAGTTTTGGAGTGTCTGAGGATGTACCCTTAATGACAGAAACTTCCCCTAAACTATTCAAGACAACTCTATCAATCCTCGGTAAATAGTAATCGTATCCAATTAAAGAGCTCTCTCCAGATTTGATACTGGATGGTGATACTGAAGTATCAAAAACTCTTTCATTAAAATCAAATGGAGATCCACTTCCACTAGTATACTTAACTACTCTTGGTCTAAAGTCTAATGTATCTGTAGATCTAATACCACTTGGTAAAATGGGAACATCACTAGAAAATCTTTGAACATCATATGAATTAGCTGTTACAACATCTCCACCATTATTGGCAGATACATCAAAATAATTAAATACTATTAAAAGCTTCTTAGAAGGTGCTGCAGAAGAGTCTTTTCTAACTATTCTAGAATAATCACAGTACTCTTGCCTATGACCTTTGTCTAGTATGTAACTACTAGTTCTGTTTATATAATTTCCTTTCTCTATTACCTGAATTTGGGAAATAACACCAGATTCTTCAAATGTTATAGTTTCTCCAATTTGGAAAATATTCGAATTTAAATATACAAAACTAACTTTTGATGATGAATCTCTAGTTACTAATTGTGCAACTGCGCCACTTGAAGATCCGATTATCTTTTCTCCAATAACTGTTTTTGTATCCAATCCAAGATTGGCAACTATAGTTAAAGAATCCAGTGATGGAGTTTGTGCATCAAGAGATTCATATACTGCAACAACATTAGTTGCATCCGGAACATTTAGAGAAATTTCTAAATCTTCAACTCTAGTTCCATACCAAAAACTACTTGTCAATCCAGTTACATTTGAATTATATCCAGAAGATGTGTTAGATACAATTAACGTTTCACTTCTGACAAATGTTTTTACTGCATTTTGTACTATAGATTTTCTTAAAGTGGTATTTAAACTGACATTTGCAGATTGACTTGGTAAAAGACCATTAATTGTAATCTGAGTTCCATCGTTGTTTATCGAGAACTGGTCATAAGTTAAATCTTCGACCACCCCATTAGAATAAAAGAGAGAATATCTATCGGCATCAAAATTTTCGAAGAATGAATTACTAATTCCTGTATTAGTAACGTTAACAGTTAAAGTTCCATTAGAATCTGTAGTTAGTGAATCTACCTGCGATGTAACAACTAAATTTGCGCTAGATAAATTAACTTCTGAAACATTTTTATCAAATAAAGGGGAGTATAATGGATATTGGGAATTATTCTTTATATCTGTAACACCAACCTTAAATGGAATCGATGTTGTAATGCCAGGTAAGTTTCCATTACATACATTTGCTATACTAGGGCAAGATGTAACGGTCATAGAAAGACCATTTGATGATACAGAAACTACTTTATTGAAGGTTTCTAACGTTTCTCCTGGTATTTGGTATTGAATTATAGAATCACTTCTAATACCTAAAAAGTTTCTTCCTGCACAAGAAACATCCCCAGACGGTGTGATAGTAATTTGATCACTTAGTTTAAATCCATAAGGAATTTTGTTTTTTAAAATAGTGTCTGCAACAAAATCAGTTTTTAAATCTCCAGATGTGATAGTTGTGCAATCTTGCCATACTGATTTTATATCATCGGCAGTGTAATCTTGTATATAAACTATAGATCTAGAATTGAATAGAGATTCATTTATATAAAAACTTTCTCCTACTGCAAATTTTCCAGATGTCTGAATTAGATAAACTTCTTTACCATTTATTGAATTTACAAATCCAGAAGCTCCACTATTTGCTCCTCGGATGTAAGATCCTGCCACTAAATTATCGGCAGGAGTTTCATTAATGACTAATCTAGTAAAAGTTTGAATATCGTATAGATATAAATCCCAAGAAGAAGATGAATTTTCATAGGGGGCATCACTGAGACTAAATGAATATACTCTTGCCTTACCAATCAAATTACCAGTTCCGGAAGAAGTTGATGAACTTCTTTGATTGTATAGATTAATTATATTATTTGAAGCAGTTGGATTAATGTATGGAGCACCATAAACATTATTAACTTTCAACAAAGTCCCCACATTAAATGGAACTAAAGTATTACTTCTAGTTTTAGTATCTCTCGGTTTAGGAACATCTAAAAGAACAGCAGAGGGGACAGTAACATCATATCCTCTCACATAAGCTTTACCTGGTGAAACCTTTATGCAGATATTACTTTCAGATGGAACTCCGTTAGATTGTGTAGATTCATTTTCATAATATACACCATTATTAGATATTCTATCATTTAGGGACTCTAATACTTCAATATCAAATTGATTTAAGGAATAATCTCCAGACTCGTCATATGTTCTTTTTGCAATATAGTCTTTAATTAATGAATATGTCGTAGTGTCTTGTATTTTCTTAATAGTTCCATTCTGTATCCTGACAATTTCAATGAAATTTTTATCATCATAATCATTTAATAATTTTTTTGATAAAAATGCTGTTATTTTTAGTCTATCTGCACCTGGTGCAGCATAATTTGAAAATCCTTTAGCATTATCGTTCAGAGAAGAATCATCAAAAGAACTTATTAACTCTTCTTGTATTGTTAATCCAACTCTATAACTAGTTAAATTAGAATAAGGATCGAGGATGACAACTGAATTGGGAACTTCAATAAACATTCCCCTAATAAAATATACTCCCTTATCAAGATTAACTGCTGATCCGGTGAAAGTTGAATTTCCCGAAGAAACAGTTGCAACAGTATTCCCAAAATTAATTGTTATCCCACTATATACAATATTTTCTTCTAAAAGAACTAAAGATTCCTCAGAAACAAACTGAGCAGTTGTAAAATCATCTCCAGATGAAATGTATTTTACATACAATGTTATACTTTCAACCCCATCATCTGGGGGAAGACTGAAATTTTTAACTATACCTACAGCACCTGAATTTTGTCCTTGAACTTTCTTTCCAACTAATTCGGAAAGATATAGTGAAATTTCTGTACCAAAATGAGTTGGGTCTACAATTACAGAAAAATATTTGTCATCATAAGTAACAGACCCTGGTATAACCATAGATCCTTCTTTGAATATGTGACTTCCGAAGGATTCAATTTGGTTTTGTAATATGGATTGTAGAGTTGTTAGTTCTCTAGCCTGTACAGGATATCCTGGTTTAAATAAAACTCTATAAAAATTATCATCTTTATCAAAATCATCATAATACGGATTTATGTTTAGATTAAATTTTTGTGCCATTTTGTTTAAAATTCCAGGACGATTTTAATATCTTCTTTTTGACGTGGATTTCTTGAAATAATAGGTCTATTATCGACGTAAATTATTTCACCAGATCTTTTATTTATTTCTGGAATTGCCAACCCAGAAGAAAAATTTACTCCAAGATCAATTACCTTTGTTCCTGAAGGATTAACTTTATTGTCACTAAATGTAATATCGATAGATCCAGAAAAAGAATCAGAAGTTACTGGATTTACACTTGATTCAAAATCAACATATTTTGATATTGTAGATATTCCAATAAAATCAGTTTGATCTAATGTTGTTTGGTTATAATATAGTGAACGATCTGTAAAATATTTTAAAACCATTGTCTCTTCATCATAAGAAGCGACATATCCTTTTGCTTTACTAGATCCATCAATAGATAATTGAGTGATCTTTTCTCCTATTGTTGGAGTTCCTGTAATAGAATTAAATTTAATCGCATATAATGCAGAAAAGTAATTATCATCATACACTATATTTGAAGTTGAAGATTCTGGATTTTTTACAATTCCTATTTGAGCAAATTTTGTATCTACAGGAAAATCTTTATTGGAATCATCAAATCTAGAGTAAACTAATATCTTATCAGTTCCTAATTCCTTATATATGTCATAACCATGCCCTTTTGATGGTGGAATTATAGGTATTAATTTTGCCGGAGTTGATGTTGTCGATAAATTTAATGCCCCAAGATCAACCATACCATAAGAATATCCTTTTCCTCCAGAAGAAACAACCGCATTGACTATTTTTCCACCATCAACATCAATTATTACTTTCCCACCAGTCCCATCACCAAGTATATCTACTTCTTGCCCTAAAACATTAGAATAATTTTCACCAGCATCTTCAATATAAACTTTTTTTATCTGATTTTCATTTACATCAGAATTTCCATTATCTCTAATTGCTTCTATTTGAGGATTTGAACTAGTTGCCCAATCATTTGGAACTGTTATGTACTCAGTAGAATCAAACTTTATAATGTCACTTGGTGAAATGGTAAACAAGTACTTCCAAATATATCCATCGCCACTTTCTCCTGCTTTAGATGGTTCTAAATCAGTAAATAGGGGTTCATCTTTCGAAGCGTTTCCAGTGCTGTTTATTCCAGTTGATCCATTATCTATACAAATGTAAACTCTGTAGTCTTGGTTTACGACATAATAATTTGAATTATATAAATTTGCAGATTTTGTAATCGGGGATGGATTTAAAACACTATAGTCATGGCGATACATTTCATATTTTGTTCCTTTAACCCAATCAATTCTTCGTATTAATCTCCGTATATTTGCACTCGTTACTCTTGATCCAAATAGCATAGTGTCCTTAACATGATTTAAATAATCAAAATTATCAATTGGATTTGGTACATTAGAATCCCAATTAGGATCTCTCCCAAAACCAACTACAGAAGATGGATTTGCCAGGCCTACAAACAAATAATATGAATTATCCTCATTGCTAATAGAATCTACAAAATTATTAGCATTTAATATTCTAAATTGGTTGGTTACAATTGCCGCCATTTTATAGAATTTTTTATCTATTTATATTAAATAGTAAATTGTTTTCTCAATGACCCATTATCTCTAAGACCATATCCCTTTCTTTGTATGGTTGGGAAGGTTGATAATCCAGAGTCCACTGTTAGGCCAGTTACACCTATGGAAATATTTGTTAGTCTACTTTCTATATTTGAAAGCATTCCCCAAGAGAAATTACCTACTGGATTTTCTATGGTTCCATAAGTAGATATTCCAGTAATATTGGAATTTGATTTAATATTTGCAGTTATTGCCGCATTTGGACCATCTTTTACAATGCTGTGAATATAGTAAATATTATCAACATATTCGGTACCAACATTAACTACAGAAGAATCAGAAGAATCAATAGAAGTCAATCCAGATCCAACATTTGTGTTAAACACATAAATCGGATATCCATTATTTAAATCAAAGAATGTTAATGCGCTAGTTTTTCTTCTTACGAAGAATTTTATTGCCAATGGGTTTCCATTTGTACCACTAGTAGTAGTAATTCCTGTAATAATTCCCGAGAATCCCCTAGATATTTGAGTTAAACTGCTTGGACGAACTAGTTTTATTTTTTCATAATTAACTTCAGGTAGAGGAATAATAGTTTTTGGTGGGTTACTTTGTAAATATCCAAACCCTGGATTGTTAATAGTATATCCAGTAATAGAACCATTAGTAATAGTAACGCTAGCTTCTGCAGTAGTTCCTATACCAACACCAATAGATTTTGGTGCAGAAATTTTAATTTGTAACGGTGAAGATTGAGTGTAACCATTTCCAGAATCTACTATCGTTAAAGAACTGATTGTTCCTGCAGCAGATACATTGGTAGTTATTTTCGCCTCACTTGGATTTGTTCCACTTACAATTAATACATCATATTCATTAATTTTAACATTAAAATCATTTTCTTCATAATCAAATAATTCTACGTTATCCACAAAAATAGCAGAACTATTTTCATTAAAATCTTTTATAATTTTTGCAGTTGGATATACTTGAGATTCTATAGAATCTCTAGTTTTGTATACATAATCTCCATTAATTAATAGATCCTCTTTTTGTTTTTGCCAATCAAAATATCTATAATTGTCTGGATCAATTCCTGGACCAGAATAAAGATTAGTTTGAATGACATCTGATTGTACAATATCTTCAACTATTCTTGGATCTTGATAATCAGTATTTTCTGAGTAAGTAGTTCCATTAACCTGTACCGTATCTCCAATCTTTATAGTTTCAAATATATTGACAAAAGTACTATCTTCATTTCTTGTACCTCTATAGAAAAATATAGATACATTTGCTGACGGTTTTGGTGGTTCAGTGAAGATAAAGGATGATCCACCTTCAAACTGGTATGCATCTCCTGGTTCTTGGAGAACTCCATTTATAAAGATTACTAATACTGAGTTTAAATCAATATCTGGACCATTTTTCTCATCTTTCTGGAAACTTAACAAGTTTCCATTATAATATAGTGGAAATCTCTTTCTGTTGCCATCCTGTAAATTTTTGATAGAATCAATATAATCTAGTTCTCCAAATTGCCAAGAAGTAAATGAATCTGAGAATGTATCCAAAACAGTTAAGTTAAATTCATTAATAGGAGAATTTAATCTTCTATCGGTAACTAATCCAACAGGTTTTATGACATCACCAATTTGGAATCCATAACCTGCTCTTGCAATTCTAAAATTAGTAACTTGGAAGTATGTGGATCCTATTCCGGTTGTGGCAAGACCGCCAACTTCGACACTTACTAATAAATTTTTTCCAGTTTCTGAGGTATTTCCTATTCCTCTTCTAAAAACTCCTACGGTAGGTAAATTTTCATAAGATGGTTCAGAGACCAATATAGTTGGTTTGACATATCCACTACCAGGAGTAACAACATTAAACGATAGAGTTCCACCTGCCCCAACATTGGCAGTTATAACTGCCTCTGTCCCTGCGTGCAGAGGATCTGTAATGCCGATGGAAACTGGAGACCTATATCCAGATCCAATTATGTCTGTCGTGCCTAGACCAACCGATACAACCGCTCCTGTGGAGTTGTTCAAAACTGCTGTTACAGATGCTCCGACAAGGGGAGCATATCCAAGACCTGGAGTTGATCCGAGTGAAACAATTAAACCACCTCTAGGTAGTTGATTTTGATTAACATCAAAATCTGAGTAAATAACCTGTCCATTTGAGGAGGTTATACCACTAAACATAACGCTGGTAATACCTGCATTAGATTCATACGTATAATTATTTCCAATATTATTCTTCGTAGATGGAGTTTGGAATATACCGTTAATAAAGAGAACTCCACTTCCAGTTTCAATTCCTGTTGTGTTTATTCCTTGAACTGTCAGTGTGTAAGAAGATCCAAGACCAGTAAATTGATCGGATATATCATCATATAGTAAGTTGTTAGTATAATTATTGCGGAGGAAAATTCTTCCACTGAAAGATGAGGTGGGGTAAGGTAAATTACTAAAGTCTCTTCTTTCTCTTGCACTTCCTCTTGGAGGTTGTGTGAAGTATATTTTACTTGATTTTAAATTAAAAGATCCTCTGTAAACTCTGACTTGAGTTCCATCGGTGTGTGTAGTTGCTACCGTTCCAACATGTCCTCGGTTAACATAAACTATATTGTATGAACCAGATTCTGTAATTGGTCCAGTGGAGGTTGTTCCAAAACCTGAGGATATAACCTGAACATATTCGTCATCGATTTTAAGCAGGTCTCCAGAACTAATTGAAGATATTCCACTTAGTGCAAAATAGTTAGTTGTAACTCCTATTTGGCCACCATTATTGGCGAGGAGGAAAAATAGTGGAGTATAAGATAGTGGTTTTTGAACAACTCCATCAATAGAAATTACAGATTTTTCAAATTGCTTATACATTTCTAATGAATGGGCATTACCTTCTCCAGTAGAAGTAAATGTAACATATATCCCAGCAAGAGAATAGTCTCTCCTTGTGGATAGTCTAAATTGATCATCATCTATTTTAATTGCATATACTTCCTGAGGAAGTATATTAGTTACAATTCCTACAGAATTTGCAGTCGATCCTATTCCAACTGAAGACTCTCCTACCCCAACGAAAGTAGATTTTGCTTCATATATTAATCTTTCACCAGTATTAAAGAAGTGGTCTTTAATTGATATTATTCCAGTTTCTTTATCTAAAATCGAAGGATCACTTGGATTAAAAACTTTCCTAAAAATTGGAATTCCTTTATATTTGAGATCAAAGTCGACTTTATTTGCTCTTGGGCCATTTAATCCATCATATGCTGCTAATTTAACACTCTCTAAAACATTTCCATATTTTAAAGTGCTGTTAGTTCCCAAAGATTCATTTTCAAAATCATTGAAAGTGTATAATAACTGATTATAACTTTGTATTGTAACTATACCAACAATTCCATTATCTGGATAGAACGATATTTCTGTATATTCTCCAGAATATTTTGCACCAAATGTTCCTATACCTGTTTCTGAATTTGATGAGATAAATGGATACTGAGTTGTGTATAAGTCATATCCATCTTGAAGACACATTAATTGATGTATGGAACTAGTTTTTCCACAAGAAACTCTAATTAAAGATTTTGTTCCTGTTATTTCATTTGTTTTAAATTTAAATACTGTTGATATTCCTGAAGATACCACATAATTTGACTCAAAACGTGCAGATCTTTCACTTCCTTCTGGTTGTCCTGCATAATTAAATCTATAAGTTCCGATTCCAGATGCTGTAGAACCAAAACCAACTATATTTGCATTAACTAAAATTTTAGTGTTTATATTATTAGTTACTTTGAGTTTTAAAACCCCAGATTCTAACACTGAATCAAAAGTTGCAATATAATTTGTTGATAATCCAACAGTATCATCAAAATAATACTCTGCAAGATAAGTATTAGTTTTATCCGTATCAACAACAACCTCAACAAAGTTGAAATTAAATCTTACCGTATCAAAAACAAATATATTAGCAACTAAACCGTTATTTTTGGTAATTGGGAAAGATATTAAATTGGAAGTTGTTCCTATTCCGACAGATGTACTTACTCCTATTAAATCGATACATCCTATTGATTCTGTATTAATTCCTATTTTTTTAGGATCTAAGTTGTCAAAATAAGTTTGGACATACTTAATATCGTAATCAGTATCAAATGGATCCTGTGGAGTAAATCTAAGAGTCTTTGTGTTATAATCATCAACTTCTCCTGTAATTTCACCCAATCTATTTTCGGAAGTTTTTAAGGAAGTTTTTTCAAGAGAGAAAATATTTTTATCATAGAATAAAACAACATTCTCACTTAACTGATAAGTGTTATTAGTTATATCATTTATTTGTACAATGTACTTAGAGAATAAAGTATCTTCCAAGTATGTGTAAACATTTGTAAATAAATCTCTGTCATTAGATTTATTTGAGAATTTCCCACTTACATCATCTACTTTTAAAACTCTATTAGATGAACAACTAATATAATCAGTTAATGTTAAATTATTAAACTTCAAGTATCTAGATTTATTACCCAAAACATCATAGTCTACTGAATATGAATAGTTTTTGTTAATATCGACACTAGATTCTGCTACAACATCCAATATAATGGATTGACTTGAAGTTGCTCCATAAGAAACAAAACTACCTTTAGATTCAATTTGAGTATCTGCAAAGTTTTTTAATCCAGAAATATGAACCAGATTATTAACTGGATTTATAAATTCACTGTATTCTATAGGACTCTTAATACTATAAGATAGATTCTGATAGTAATCATTATCCTGAACAACCTGGAATAATTCATTTAGTTTTCCAACCTCATTAGACCATCCCAATGAAGATGTATTTGAATAATTAATTTCAAATTTGGATTCGTTAAGTATAATATTGACTACAGTGGATAATGCTCCAGATTCTTTTCCTCTTAAAATATTACCACTTTTTATTTTATATAAATCTAAACCAGAAACTCTGACATATGCATCTTTACTTTCTTCTACAATTAAATCAATTTCTATAAATCCATTCCCAAAGTTACAGTAGAGACTTTCTCCCTTTCTAAATTTAGAGAAAACCTGATTTGCAACAACAGATGGATAATTTTTCTTATTTACAATAATTGCATACCCTAACTGACTTGTTTTTGCTATGCCAGGATCTGTAGTTACGCCCGATAAATTATATTCTAAAACCGCTGGGTTTGTGTTTAAAAATGAGGTAACTTTAAAGAAATTATATCCATAGTCTGTAGAATTAAGTCCATCACCAAAAGTGCTGTCTTTTTGGATATTTTCTACGAATATTTCATCACCAACTTCAAATGGTGGATTTATAAATCCAGAAATAATAGGAGTAACCAATGTACAAGTTACAATTCCACTAGAAGAACTTTGTACGGAATTTATTCCTATACCGTTTGAATTATTAACAAAAACAACCTGGTGATTTATTGATTCTAGTCCTTTTATTTCAGAATCTAAGTTTATTTTACTAATAGATCCAGATTTAATTTCACATGATAATCCATCACTGTTGACAATTTCATCTGTATATGGATTTTTCAGTAGAACTGATGGACTTGAAGAATACCCAAATCCACCATCAGTTATTTCAAAATCTTTTATTTCTGTTGAATTACTAGTAAATATAATTGATGGGATAGAAGCTTCAGGTCTTAATGTATTATCTGAAGGATAATCAAATCCTTGATCTAATATTAAGTATTCATTAACTCCACCAATGCTTGAAGTATTGATTATAATACTAGCATCTCTACCCAAATCTGAGTTAGATCCATCAAAAATAGGCAATTCATTATATTTAAATTGAGTATTTGTAATATTTAAATTATAAATTCCTCCTTTAGCGGTTTTTGAACTAGTTGAGTAATTTAGAATATCGCAATTCTCATTAGAGTAGAATAATTTATTTGGTACTGAAGGAATATTAAATACAAATTCTGTAGATCCTATTCCAGATACAGTAAAAGATCCATTACAAGAGTTACTGACAAATCTAATAGATGCAGAATGAATAACATCGCTATCAATTTGGATTGGATATCCATCTTTAATCAAATTATAATAAATTTTTTCTGGAATATTTGAAGAATATTTTAAACTATATGATGCAGTAGAAGCTACACCTGGAGTTCCAACGCCAATAAAGTTTACTTCTGTTGATAATCCAACGGAATTAAATTCTTTGTTAAACTCAGAATCATAAAAAAGTTTTAACTCATATCCAACTAAACTAGAATCTGAAACATCAAAAAGTACAGTATTATTTCTTTCCGTTACTATTTCTGGATTAACTAAACTTATTTTTTGATAAGACCCACCTGTCGATAAAAACTTTATAACATTTGGATATTGTCTTTGTGTATCATAGTATGTTTCGCAAAGTTGAATATTATTATCATCAATTTTATACACAAAATAACCATTAGATGATATTCCACTTATTGGTGTATCATCATATGAATAAAAAACTTTATTTCCAGTTTCAAAACTATGACCCTCTAAATTTATACAATTTTTAGATAAAATGACATTACTGGAACTAAAATTAGTAGTATTTACTAATAAGGACTTTGATAATGGATCATAACTAATTTTAACCGAAGAAGATGTTCCTATACCAACAGTATCATTTGATGCTAATTTAAGATCAATTATGTCTCCAGAACTTAACCCGTGATCCTCTATCGTGTAAATTTTTCCTACATTTTTTTGAATCTCACATTTTATTTGTGGATAGTTAGTTTCAATAGAATAATCATATTCTATCGGTATTGGTCCAAGTAAAAACAATCCATTAGACGTAAAAGCACTATCAAGAGATGTAGTTATTCCTATCAAGTCTTTCGATTTATTAATAATATAAACATTTTCTTCTAATGTTGATCCATTTAATAAAGTAAAAGATGCTGAACTTGGTGTATTTGAAACTATTATCGGAGATCTAGTCGCTACTTTTCTCAAAATAGCAGAATCTCCAGTTTTGAATGGATGATTCTCTATACGAATAGACTGAGTTGGAACTGATATTGTCTTAGTGACATCACCAATAGTTTGTTGAAGATCTATTCCTATTCCCGAAGTTGTTCCAATCCCTGCAGATTGTGATGGATTGAAATAGATTTTATTATTAATTTTAGAATTAAAATAATTGGTATTTGATTGAATTGTAAATCTATTAGGTAAAACTGTAAGTAAATCTGATGCTGTGTGTGCATATCCAACATCAGATCTCTTAACTCTTAAAATTGATCCTTGATCAAATATGTTTAAAACAGATAGTAATTCATTCCCTATACTCAAAGTACTTCCAACTGAAACTGTAGGTGGTATTTTAGAAACATAAATGTCTTCAACTTTTTGTGGAGTGACGTTTGATGTCATATCACTCAACAGAGTAATTTGTTCAACTCTTAAATTGCATATCTTTTCTCCATTCAAGGAAGACAAATAAGTGCCAATTCCAGTTAATGTAATCCTATCGTAGTCTAATAAGTTCACATAAGGTTCATAATAACCAGTAATATAATTTGAAGACCATTCAAGAACAACATTTTCATATTTTTGCGTAGAGATCTCTAAACTAGAAATATCTTTACCTTCCAATTTAGAAACAGTGCTAGTTAGTTGGCCACTTTCACTATCGGAAACTTTAAAATAACAAATGTCTCCAACTCTATAATCTGTACCCGGATTAATAATGCTAAATGAACTTACTGTACCTTTTGTTGTAGACTTAACTTCTGTTAATTGCTTAGATATTTCACTAGACTCTGTATAAAATTCATAATCAGAATTTTCTTCATTTATTTGATATGGGAAGGTATTTCTTATCAAATTGGAGTTATTAAAGTCAAAACTTTGATCTAAACTCCAATTTTCTTCAATTTTTTTGGATCTATAATATGGTCCTATGAAGTAAGGATAAGTAGATTTAAATGACGATGTTTCTTCATCTGGAATAGATGAAACAAAGTATGCATAAATTCCATCGGGAAATTCTGGAGTCCTACAATATCTTCCATTATACTGATCTAAATCGCCTGATCCTGCAAATACATAATCTTCGGCAAAAAATCCAGCAGGAAACTCATAAGGTCTATTATAAATTCCCGCATAAGATAAAATATATCCAGAAGAAAGTTGTTTTATTGCTGAGTTTTTATCATAAGGATCAGAATATCCATATGGACCATATATTGGATTTCCATCATATGCCCATCCAATTATTGGTGAATGCTTATTACCATCATCATTCAATTGTTCCGCCAAAGTAGGCGTATATGCCGTTAAAGAATATTGTAAATTATTCAAAGAATTATTAAAATATTCATCTCCAAACCGATAATGATTATCAAGAGACAAAAATCTTATTCTGGGATTTAATATTGCATCACTTCCAGATGATATTACACTTATGCTGGTAGTTTCTTGTACATATCCATAACCAGGTTTTATCACAATAACACTTTTTAACTTGTTATTTACAATTACTGGGCGTAAAATACATCCAGTGCCTTCACCATTTATTTTTAATTTTGGAGTAGAATAATAATATTGTCCCGCAGAAAGAACATTTACCTTTACTATCTTTCCATCTTTAACAAAAGGAGATACTTGTGCGTATTCTCCTGTTTTTATTTTTACAATAGGTTTTTTTTCAAAATTTAAAACATTAGATCCATAAGAAGTTCCATTTTCATATAAATTTACGTACTTTATTGGTCCAGTAACAACAGGAATCGCTACTATGTTACTGGCATTAGTAAAACTAGAACCATATGAAACAGTTACATTAACTTCAATCTGAGGATATCTGAAGATATGATAGTCAGTTCCGATCGAAGACAATTCAACATATTTCTTTCTTTCAAAGTTTTCTTTGTTTAAATTGAACTTGTCAGTTCCAGCATCACATACTTTAAAATAATCATCATCTATTTTTCTTACAAAATAATAGTTTGATGTGGATAATCCAGAAATTTGTGTTCCGGTATGTTCATATGTAACAATGTCCCCATCATTGAAATGGTGAGATTTGGAAAATATATTATTAAAGCTTGTTGATATTCCTGAAGATTTTACATATATTTTATGATTAGAGTATCCTTCACCAGGATTTAGAACTTTTATTTCAGATATAACTTTTTTTTCTGTTGTTCTAAACTTATGAATTCCCCCACTAACTTCTGTACTAAAACCTATGGTATTGATTCCCGAACTATAATCATTAAAAGATGAATATAGTTTTACTGTTCTTGGATTAACTACTTGGGCATAATAATATGATCCATTACTCAATGTATTTGAAGTTGCGTTTGATCCTAAAAAAGTTCCAATGCCAACTTCAGTATTTCCATTACTATCATAAATGATTTTATCACCACTGCTAAAATAGTGATTAGAAATAAAAGTTATAGTCTCACCAGTGATTGGATCTATTCCACCATTATCTGTCAAAAATCTAGCATCAAATTCAACTTCTCTATATCTTTTTTCGATAACTGGACTAATTATTGCATTTTTTCCATTTCCTCCAGTAATAACTACAGATACTACACC